GGCTACACAGGGCATGACAGGCTACCTAGCAGGGCAGGGCAGCGACCAGGCACGACCAGGCAATGGAGGCATCATAATCTGTGTAGTCTGGCGCCTGCCGCACCGACACACCCTCTTCACTTCACAGCCAGGCAGCGCCGGCGACTACACAGACTTCACAATCTTAATTGTCTGGCGCCGGTTCCTAACACAGACTACATAGTCTTGTCACCCTAAGGTGCTTGTTAGCCAGGCCAAGCATGAATGTTATGGAGCGATGTAGTCTATATATTGCTTGACATCTACACAGGCTGTGTAGTCATTGGGGTGTAGGACTTTTCAGGCCGGGGGAGGCTTTTGCGCTTCCGGTTACTGTAACGGTTGGCGCTCAACTTTACTAGAAAGTCATTATAGAAAAGAGTAATAATAGATTATAAAGACTTTTCAAGTCTATAATGACAACATGCTCCCAAGTCTATGTAATTATTAGACTATTTAGCACTGCGGAGGTAGTTTCAGGATGAAATGGCCCGCCTAGAAAGGTGCAGTATGCTCTTTAGAGCTGCTTAATGCTCTTAATCTGCTCTTAAAGGCGAAAGAGCTTGACAAGATACGTAATCTGTGGTATACTCTACCCTCTTTTGGGTAACACAGACTATGTAGCCAGGGATGAATATGGATCAGTGCGGCAAGAAAGCAATTCTTATACCCATTTATTACTCATTTAGAGGCTCAGTGACGCTATTGAGCTATATAGACTATATTAAGCATATTGGTGGTGAGGTAATATGACCTGGCAACTGGGTCTGTCGCTCGCGTTGACAATCCCAGCAGTAGTAATTGGGTTTGGCGCTTGTGCGTTCTTCTTATTAAGGCGGATGAGAATTGCAAAACACCTAAGAAGCAAAGTAAAGAACCACAGTAGGTTCTGTCAATGCCGCTGGTGCAACTATATGCACGAAGACTAGGCGCTTGCTCTATTTTGTATCGCTGGTCTTCTTGGTTTGTATTCTGATAGGATTTGATATAATATTTTTGGTGCTGCTGACTCTTTGGATAGCTGATCTTGAGAACAGTAGGTTATTGGCAAAGGAGGCTCTGCGTGACAACAAAGAAACGCATCGGACGCCCCTCTAACAAAGAGTTGGCCTCTAACACCACAGGAAAGCGTAAGACGTTAGGTAGGCCTAAGGGTGTTGCCAATGCTCTGAAAGAATACCAGGCAATGATGGTGACTTCGCCTAAGAGCAGAAAGGTATTGCAGAAGATACTGGATGCAGCCCTGGATGATGATCACAAGTTTCAAGCAGCGGCCTGGAAGATAGTCTCTGACAGGATAATCCCAGTTGGATTGTTTGATAGCGGTGATGCCAAGAGGCCTAACGGAATTAGTATCACAATCAACACGGTCGATGCTAAAGAAGTTAGCTTTGGCGAGGAAGTAGACGCGGAATTCACGGAGATAGCTGATGTTTGAATATTTTGAACTGAAAGAGTTTGATTGTCAGATCACCGGCGAGAACGATATGGACCATGAGTTTATACGCCGCCTGGACCTCCTGAGAGACGCCTGTGGGTTTCCCTTTGCTATCTCTAGTGGCTTCCGAAGCGAGGAGCACCCAATAGAAGCTATAAAGGATGTACCAGGCACACACGCCCAGGGCATCGCTGCAGACATCGTAGTAAGAAACGGCGCACAGCGCTATAAGCTCGTGAATGAGGCGTTAAGGCTAGGCTTCAACGGTATAGGCGCTGCTAAGACATACGTACACGTAGACGCCAGGATGACCACACCAGTACTCTGGACCTACTAAAGCGTGAGCGACACTGAATTAAAAATCTCGCTGCTGCCGTGGCAGGAGAAGTGTTGGAGCTCGACGGAGCGCTTTCAAGTGATCGCAGCAGGAAGACGTTGCGGTAAGACAGAGTACGCTTGTTACAGGCTGCTAGTAGCTGCGTTGACATCTAAGCGCGGAGAAACCTGGTATGTGGGGAACACGCAAGGACAGGCGAGGGATAACCTCTGGAACAAATTATTAGAGATTGGCGCTCCAGTGATCGTCAGTTCTCACGTAAACAACTTACAGATAACCCTGATCAATGGTCAGCGCATAACTTTAAAAGGCAGTGACAGGCCTGACACGCTCCGTGGTAGCTTCCTTAACTTGGTAGTCCTGGACGAATACGGAACGATGAAGCCTGAGACCTGGGAGGAAATCCTACGACCCGCTCTAGCTGATCTACGCGCACCAGCGATCTTCATAGGCACACCGTGTGGACGTAACCACTTCTACGAGCTGTACAAGTATGCAGAGCTCTCAGGTGACGACGATTGGAAGTCGTACCACTTCACCAGCCACGCTAACCCGTTCATTCACAAGGACGAGATAGCAGCGGCTAAGAAGACTATGTCGTCCTTCGCCTTCAAACAGGAATTTGAGGCCAGCTTCTCAGCGCGAGAAAGCGAACACTTCAAGGAAGAGTGGCTGCTGTTTAATGACCATGAGCCGTCAGGCGGCGAGTACCACATCGCTGTTGACTTGGCAGGCTTTGAGGACGAGACTAGCCGCAGCAAGAAAAGCAGGCGAGATAACACAGCCATTGCCATCGTTAAAGTCGGTGAGTACGAAGATGACCACGGTCACTACACCTGGTGGGTTAGAGACATAATCGCAGGTAGGTGGAGCTTAGATGAGACGGCTAGGAAGCTGTTTTCTGTTGTCGCTGCCAGACAGCCTAGAGCATTTGGTATAGAGAAAGGCATTGCTAAGCAAGCTGTAGCATCCCCGCTGTCCGACATGATGCGCAGAAACAACAAGTTCTTCCGCATCGAAGAGCTAAGCCACGGCAACAAGAATAAAGTAGACCGTGTTCTCTGGGCACTAGAAGGTCGTTTTGAGAACGGACAGATACGTTTTAATAAAGGTGAGTGGAACACCCCCTGTATGGATGAGTTGTTTCAGTTCCCAGACAGACTAACAAGAGACGACATGATTGATGCGCTTAGCTATGTTGATCAACTCGCTCTGCAAACATATACTTCCGATTGGGAGTACGACGATTTTTCAGTTCTTGATCAGATAAGCGGATACTAATATGGCTATTGTAGATTTAAAAGAGAAGCGCTCCTCACCAGACGACAGCCTAGAATCCTGGGTTATGGATAAGGTGGACTCTTGGGACGAACACTACAACTCCAATTATAGAAACAAACACGACGAATACTACAGATTATTTAGGGGCATCTGGGCACAGGAAGACGCCACAAGAGGAACTGAACGGAGCCGAATTGTATCGCCGGCTATACAACAGGCAGTAGAGAGCAACGTAGCAGAGATCGAAGAGGCGGCGTTTGGTAGGGGTAACTTCTTTACCATCACTGACGACAAGAACGACCCCGACCAGGCAGACGTGATGCAGTTGCGTCAGATGATGCACGAGGACTTCGGAAAGCTGGGCACTAAGCAGCAGATAGCTGAGATCATCCTCAACGCGGCTATTTTTGGTACTGGCATAGGCGAGGTAGTCCTGGACACCATTACAGAGACTATACCAGATGAAGAGGTTACACCAGACGGTAAGAGCCGCATCATTGGCGTTAGAGAAGTAGAGAGAACCGTTACCAAGCTGATACCGGTAATGCCTAAGCACTTCCGTATCGACAGCGCTGCTACTAACCTGAACGACTCACTGGGATGCGCAATCGACCGCGATGTCCCTACCCATACGATAGAGATACTGCAAGAAAGGGGCATCTACCTGGACACCACTATTCTAACTGATGTCACAGATGTCGAGAGGATGCCAGACGTTGAGATAAGCGCACCCGCTAAAGGGCAGAGCAGGCTCACTAAGTACTTCGGCCTTGTGCCACGACACTTGTTAGAAAACGCTAAGATGCCGCCTAATTCTGAAGTCGTAGAGATTCTAAACGAAGACGACGAAGGCAGCTTCTACATTGAAGCCGTTGTTATTATAGCCGACGGCGGACAACTGCTTAAAGCTGAGCAGAACCCTAACATGATGGGCGACCGCAACGTGGTAGCTTTCCAGTGGGACAAGCTCCCTGGCATGTTCTGGGGACGCGGAGTCGTCGAAAAGGGTTACAACAGCCAGAAGGCCTTGGACGCAGAGATGCGGGCTAGGATTGATGCTCTCGGCCTTACAGTGCATCCTATGATGGGTGTTGACGCCTCGCGTATGCCTAGAGGTGCTAAGCCAACAATAGCCCCTGGTAAGATGATTCTTACTAACGGAAGCCCTAAGGAGGTGCTACATCCTTTCAAGTTCGGTGAAGTCTCACAGATCACCTTCCCACAAGCACAGTCCTTGATGACTATGGTGCAGAACGCCACTGGCGCTATCGACATCTCCCCTGGCAACATCAACGCCGACCAAGGCGCTGCAGCTATGTCCATGTCTAAGGGAAGTGTCCTGAAGCGCCACAAGCGTACACAGCTTAACTTCGAAGAAGCCTTCCTTGTACCCTTCATCTGCAAAGTAGCCTGGCGATACATGCAGTACGAGCCTGAGAAGTTCCCCGCAAAGGACTATAAGTTCATTGTGAAGGGCAACCTGGGTATCGTAGCTAGAGAATATGAGGTCGCACAGCTTGGTCAGATACTACAGACCGTCGGCGACGACTCACCCCTCAAACCAGCCCTGATAGAGGCCATCGTCGATCACATGAACGTATCTAATAAAGAAGAGATCATTGCTTTGATGAAGCAAGCTAATCAGCCTAATCCTGAGCAGCAACAGGCAAATGAAGAACTACGACAAGCTCAAATGGCATTCCAGGCTAGCCAGACCGCAGCACTTAACGGTCAGGCGGCTGAGAGCCAGGCAAGAGCTGAGAAGTACAACGCTGAGATGAGAGCCGTCCCAGTTAAGCTAGAAACCGAGCAGCTAAAAGTAGCGGCTATGATGGACGACGAAGACGACAAGAACTTCGACCGCCGTATGCAGATACTAGATAGGCAGCTCAAAGAACGATCTTTGGAGGTTAAACAGGAGAAAGCTGTGGCTAGGAAGCCGCAACAGCCTCAACAACCGCCAACAGCACCGGAGCTCCCCCGTTTTAAACCATTTAAATAGATAAGGTAATCCCCTATGAGTTATGGCATGATAGTATCAGGAACAGATTTACAGCGTCTTCAAGAGGAAGTTAACGCTGAGTTTTCTAGGTTAGCGAGAAGAATCAAAGACTTAGAAGATAAAGCAGTAAAACCAGACCCTAAGAAGCCTGGTAAGATCAAAGATATACTAGAAAAGGCTTGACATATAGACCCATACGTGTTATACTCACAAACTATTCTGTCCGGTACGGAGAAACAGATGATAGACGAGAAGCTAGAACAGTATTTCGATTCAATGAAATCTCTTTGGAACGATAAGAACTTCCAGATTCTAATTTCAGAACTAACCGAACAAATGGAATCTATTGATTCCGCAGAGAGAACGACCTCAGCAGAAGACCTGTTCTTCCGAAAGGGTCAAATCAACGTAATCAGAACTCTGCAGAACTTGTCAGACAACATTGACATGCTAGAAACTGATTACAAAAGGGAACAGGAACCACACCAGGACGCAGACGGAGATGTCTTCTTATGAGAAGACTCTTCGACTTCAAATGTACCGATGGACACGTCACCGAGCAATTCGTAGACGACAAAGTCGAAAAGAGTACATGCAGGCAGTGTGGTAAACCAGCATCCCGTATCATCAGCCCAGTACGCTCCAGTCTTGACCCCATTAGCGGTTCCTTTCCTAAGGCAACCAATAAGTGGGTTAAGAATAGAGAACAGCGGATGAAGATCGAACGTAAGGCTATAGATAACCACGGGGCTGATGCAGCCTGGGACGTGGCTAAGTAGCTTTCACTCCTCCATAATGACTTTGAGTCACGGAACCTTTATTATGTCAGCATCGATAATTGACACCCCAGTAGAAGACAAAGCAGACACGGCTGAGGCCCCTGCAACGTTAGCAGAAGCAGTATCGCCGGTTGAGGAGCCTCCTGAAAAGGGGGCACAACCTGAGCCAGGAGTAGACGACGTACCCGCTAAGTACAAAGGAAAAAGTATTCAGGACATCATTCAGATGCACCAGAATGCTGAGAGTTTAGCGGGTAGGCAGTCCTCAGAAGTTGGGGACTTGCGTAAGATCGTTGATGACTTCATTGTTACACAGTCTAACTCTACTAAAGAGATAACAACGGAAGAAGACCCAATTACCTTCCTAGATGACCCAGAAGCAGCAATGTCAAGGGCCATTGAGAATCACCCGAGTATACTTAGAGCTAACGAAATAGCCAAGAACGCTGACCAAACTATCGCCAACCAGGAAGCGCAAACACGCTTGTTGGAGGCACATCCAGACACGGCTGAAGTCATATCCGACGCTGAGTTTGTAAAATGGATACAGGGAAGTAAGTCACGTTCCAGGGCATTACGGGACGCTAACCAGACTAACAATGTCGAGTCTATGTCAGAGCTACTTAGTGAGTATAAAGACACTAAGCCAGGCTCTATCACAGACCTTAGTGCTATTGTCGATAAAGGGCAGCAGGCGCAACAGGCATCTACTGGAGCTATCTCAGGTAATTCGCAGGAGACTAAAAAGGTATTCCGACGTGCAGACTTAATAAAACTCAAAATGAATGACCCTGCTCGGTATTCACAGTTACAGCCTGAAATAATGGCGGCATACGCAGAGGACAGGGTTATCTAAATCATAACTTTGGAGAAGTCCAGTGGCAACATCAGTATTTCCCGCAACAGGCGGCATTGTAGATAACACGAGCGCGGCAGCGTTCATTCCTAAAATCTGGAGCGACGAAGTAATCGCTGCATACAAATCCAACCAGGTAATGGCGGCTAACGTCAGAACTATGGCCTTTTCTGGCAAGAAAGGCGATACCATCTATGTACCACAGCCAGTTCGAGGCACGGCAACTGCCAAAGCTGAGAACACTGCGGTTACAGTTCAAAATAACACTGACCCTAAACTGTCCATTGTTATTGATCAGCATTTTGAATACTCGCGCATGATTGAAGATATTACCGCAACACAGGCTCTAGAGTCTATGCGTCGATTCTTCACAGATGACGCCGGCTATGCGTTAGCAACTAACGTAGACAACGCGCTTCTTGCATTGGGTAAATCTGTTGGAGACGGTGACGCCTCTGATTGGGTTCACTCTGGCTCGTTCTATTCTAATGCTGGGACTTCTATCTCATTGATGGCAGACGATACTGTTGCTGCTGCCGATGATATTTCTGACCTCGTTATCCGTGGCATGTTGCAGAAGCAAGATGACGCTGACGTTCCTATGACCGAGAGGTTCTGGGTCATTCCACCAGTAGCTAAAAATGACATGCTTGGAATTGAGCGATTCAGCTCATCCGACTTTGTCAACAACAAGCCTGTTGGAACTGGTAGCATTGGCAACATCTATGGTTGCGAATTCTTTGTTTCCACTAACGTACCTGTAATCGAGACTGCCGCTGCTAACTCAGCCGGTGACGATGTTCGGGGTACTATTCTTGCTCATAAGGATTCCTTCATCCTGGTCGAGCAGGTAGGCGTTCGTTCACAGACTCAGTACAAGCAAGAATGGCTTGCCAACTTGTTTACTTCTGACCGTCTGTACGGTGTTAAAACCTATCGCCCCACTAGCGCGTTTGTTCTTGCGGTACACGGCACGTAGGAAGTAGTTGTATAAGCAATACTGCTGGCGGAGTTCTTAGGGGCTCCGCCAGCTTTACTTATTATTATTGACCGGATACAACTATGAGTAATTATAGCAAGACAACTAATTTTGCATCAAAGGATGCACTACTGTCCGGCAACCCGTCTAAGGTTGTAAACGGAACAGAACTCAACACAGAATTTGACGACATATCAACTGCTATTGCTACTAAGATTGAAGGAGCTTCTCCTACATTCACAGGCTCAGTAACAACAGCAACTCTGGCTACTACAATAGACGATGCGAATAACGCAGCCGTCATAACCCCCTTTACCCTAACACATACAACTTCAGGAACACCTGGAGCGGGCATTGGCGTGGGTCTAAACTTCGTAGCAGAGACCGCAGCATCCAACAATGAGATTGGGGCTAGCATACGAGCAGTAACCACAGACGTAGGAGCAGGAGTCGAAGACTTCGCCCTGGCCTTCAACGTAATGACAAATGGCGCTACAGCCGCCGAGGTAGCCCGCTTTAATTCAGCGGGTCTAACCGGAAACGTCATCGGAAATGTCACCGGAAACGTCACCGGAAACGTCACCGGAAACGTCACCGGCAACCTAAACGGATTGGTTTATCCATCTTCTGATGGTTCTCCTTCCACTGTCCTGGCTACGAATGGGGCAGGTACTCTGGACTTTATTTCAGTTTCCGGTGCTTATGACCTTGCAACACAGGCAGAAGCAGAAGCCGGAACCGTAACAACAGGCAAGATTTTCTCACCCCTGCGTGTAAAACAGGCCATTGACGCATTAGCCGAAACTACTGGTGCTGATATAGCCTCGGCAACGGCTACCGACCTCACTGCTGCTACGGGTAACGTAGTAGTCATTACCGGCACAGCGACAGCTACAAGCCTCACAATGAATGCGGGTCAGCAGATGATACTGCTGCCTTCTGCTGCGTGGCCTCTGACTTATCACGCAACGACAATGAACATCAATGGTGGCGTGAGTTATACCTGTGCTGCTGGCGATAGGATTTATGCGGTCAAAGATTTAGCTGGTGTTATCCGAGTATCAGTATTTAAGCAGGATGGTACTGCGGTGGTTGTTGGATCAGTTGCAGTTGGTAGCATCACTGGCCTTGCAACAGGCGTTGCCACCTTCCTTGCAACATCTTCTTCAGCCAACCTTGCCAGTGCTGTTACAGATGAAACCGGATCAGGTGCATTAGCTTTTGCTACAAGTCCTACGCTAGTAACCCCAGTTCTTGGTACGCCATCAAGTGGCACAGCTACTAACCTGACAGGACTTCCGTTGACTACGGGAGTTACAGGAACTCTCCCCATTGCCAACGGTGGAACAAACTCCACTTCCACCACTTATTGCAGTCTTACAGCCAATGTTTCAGGCGTATTACCGTTTGCCAACGGCGGCTCAGGAGCTATTACACCCCTGAGAAAAGGTGTTGGGTATACGGCTGTTAATCGGGATTACATTATTGCTACGGCTGGGAGTATCACCATTACTCTGCCTAGCTCACCAACTGCGGGGGATACGGTAACAATCAAGGATGGAACCGGAGCGGCGGCAACTACTGCATTCACAGTTGGTCGAGCTGGTTCAAAGATAGCCAGTTCTTCTACTGACCTGACTTTTGATAAGAACTGGGCAGAGGTTGTAATGACCTACATCGACGGGACAATCGGCTGGAGCGTTTAGATGAGTAACCTCTCTGATCTGATTCCTGCAGGAGGGGGTCAGAACAATACGGACTTTGTGGCTGACGGGGGGATAGCCTCCGGTAAGCCTGTCATCCTGACGGCGGCGGGTAAGGCTGCGGAGATTGTAGGAACCGCTGCCGCTTTGGGAACTGAAGGCGCTGCCCCCGGAAGTGCAAGAAGTGGATGGGAGGCGGGAGCGTGTTACCACGCGTCTGAGGGAGTAGTAGTAGTTTCATTTAACAATGCGTGGTCATATTATCCTTCATGTGCCGTTGCAACAACCTCCGGTACGACAGTCACGTTAAGTACTCCACTGGTATTAAAATCAAGTGGCGCCTCTCTAAATGTCTGTGAGTATGACAGCACTCAAGACAGGGTTGTTTTTCACTATATAACAA